GTGAAATACTATATATCCCAACACCCTTAACCGAGGTGCTTAAAGCTTATGGACTATATTATTAGGAAAAATTAAGACATGTCTTCCGTAGAAATACATAGTGAGTTAAATGCAACAAATCGCGATAATTTAGCAGCGTATGATAAGGGCCAAAGATACCGATTTCAAGAACAATGTTTTTTAAATTTTTGGAAAGCAGAAATATTCAAACAATTAAAAACATACAACCAAGATGGTTTTGTTGGCAGACGACGTCGCGAAGGCGCCGGCGGCCGCAGCAATCCATGGTCCGAAACGCCATCGTTGAATCAGATCAATGGAAAGCTGGTTGGCAGCAATGTGTACACTTATGAACATATAAATGTTATTGATGCCCACGAGCCAGCAAAAATGGTTTCTATGTTTAGCCAAAAAGATGGTGCAGATTTATTTTTTCGTTTAGATTCGTCCATTTTATCTCAACTTAGACCGGTCGTTGAACTTTATAAAATCTTTCCCCAAATCGACACGGTCAACCAAACTGATGCGGAAGCAAAATCTCCAAATACCATAGCATATAAAGTACCAATGCCTTTAGGAGAAAACATTAAACCTGGCGACGAAAATGGAGGATCTGTTTATGAATGGCCGATGGCGACTATAGAAGAGCTATTTCATGAGCAGAATGTGCTTGGAAACGCCATGTTGACAGATTTATCTTTTAGGTTTGCTGGTAAAAATATTGCCCTTCTAAACACTGTAGAAGATGTATCTTTTACTTTGGCTTTTTCATCTTTTAATTTATTTAAGCACAAGTTCGAAACCACCGCTTTTGGAGGACCCGAAAATAAAACTGAAAAAGAATTGACATGGAGTTATCAAGATTTAATTTCTTATTCAACAAAATATTTACAAAAAGAAGGACAAGCCGATGTCCCAATAGAGTCAGGTGTGATACAAAATAGTCTTTCTTGCTACAAAACTGCAGAATCGTTTGTAGGCGGAGTAAAAGGGGATCCAATTGTATATGCAAAGCCCAATCAAGATCATTTTGAAATACAAATGGTGGTTCGTTATGACCCAGATGATATTGACTGGGATATGGCTGCTTATGCCAACAACGAAAATACAGGTCGGTTAAAATTTAATGAAGAAGAACAAGAAGCGATTAGGTCTTTCTTAAGAAATTCTGCAGTGATTTTAAGACTTCAATTTGTTGCACATACAATACGATATAATTCAAAATCTAGCGGCGCCGACCCAGAATTGCTGATAGACTTTGAATACAAAGCTTTTATTGAAAGTAGCTTCAATAGCCCTGATTTAGATTTATTTAAATTACCACACAAAGAAGGCCGCGAACTTATGAGTTGGGAAACGAAGTTATATCAAGCTAGAAAACTTTTAAAAGCAGTTCAAAGAGATAAGCTGACATTAAATGCTGTATTTGGAGCTAAAGGACAATTGAATACAAATTTAAACAACCAGTATCAAAGTCTAAGGAATTCCTTAGATGCTGCCGCCGGCTCTAGCGAAGATGCCCTCCAATGGCTAATATGGAATCCAGCTAGTCCGGGCGGCGGCCGAAAATCTTTAGCGTCTATGGTGGGCCTTATACCAATCGAGAAAGATTTAAAAACGTCTGAGCAAAAAGACGCAATTGACCAAAGCGACCAACCCAAAAAACAGGTACGACCGTTTATGCGCACGGTACGCCGCGGCCTAAAATATGATCCTGAGAATTTAGAAACTGCATTAGGGTCTACAGGAAATGCTGATAAGGTTTTTACAGAGTTGATCAACAAAATAACTGCTTACATTAAAACACTTCGAAGAACATATATCCAAGAAAAATATCAAAATCTTTTTGAAGCATTGTATGCACAAGAAAGGGTTTACTCTGTTCCAGTTGAAACAGAAGATATCGGCTGGAACACTAGTGACGAAAAAGAAGTTAAATCAGAAGGCGAAATGGCCGAACACCGACAAGGTAAGCTGGATAACAGCGCTGCTATTAAACTAAGCCCTGGAACAGTCAAAATTGTTAGAACTGATGACGGCCAAGAGCCTGGAGCAGCTGATCCACTGAAGCAAGTTGTAGATAAATTTGAAAATTTAAATATGAAAAAAATGGACACTAGCATGTCCCATCAAATGGATACTTTAGCGCAACAAATACAATCGGAACTTGGTGAACCTTCCTTTTCTGAACCGACTCATGATGGAGAGGGTGACGTAATTTATTTTACCAACTTGGGAGATATAATAGACACTGCCATATCAATTGCATCTTTTCCGGATTATGGATTATATAAACGAAGAATTGGATTGCTTCTTGGGCCTCTACTAGAACAAGATAATTCTGGCACGCACGATGAACAAAGCTATGTATTTAATTTAGCTTGGGTACCAGTTTCTTTAAAAACCTTAATGGGATTTTTTGCCGTTAAAGTTATTGCAAGCGGAAAAGAACGATATTTGTTGAATGATTTTATCAAGGATTTAATTAAAGACTTAATTTTACCAGCATTGGGTTCTAGGTGCGAAGCGGATGCTCAAGAAGGTAACCACCAAGTTGGCACAGTAACATTTACTACTGAAATGCAAGACCGCGGTGCAAACGAATACATTCCACCATTTTTTCCACAACATAGCGGCACTGATCCATTAGATTATCCCCGCGGCGGCGGAGCACATTATTTCGTGACTAGAAATCAAAAAGTATGGCAACCCCCTACCGAACAAGGTTCAAACAAGAATCAACCCATTCCATGGGGGGATGGAAGCATAAAAAAACTTACAGAAGTTAGTCCCAACGCTCCTATTGAAAACCAATTTCATTATATGTTTATTTATATTAATAATATTAGCCCAATAAATTTAAAACCTGAAAACGAAAAAGAAAATATACGCGCAGGTATATATTATCTACACCTTGGTCAAGTTCCTTCGATTGTTAAAGAGGCAACCTTCAGAAAAGAAAACATCCCTTATGTTAGAGAAGCCCGGGCCATGGGCCAGCTAACTAGAACAGGCGGGATAGCTTTAAGAGATGTTTATAGGTTCCAATGTAGTATGTATGGAAATAATATTTTTCAACCTGGAATGTTGTTTTTTGTCGATCCAACAAAAGATGGGTCTCCAAACTACGAAGACTGGAAAGAACTTGGCTTAGTTGGTTTTTATAGAACTGTAAGCGTTGATCATCTAATAAACGCAGGCATGAGTCCCGTCCATGAAACAAGGATAGACGCTGTATGGGAAACATTTGGAGAGTGCCCCGGCGGCGAAGGGCTAATTAACACTGAATTTCGAACCATATGGTTCCGAACCGAAGGTCACGAAAAGACCGCTGCCGGTACCAACATAAGGGCAGCAGTATAATGTCGTCGCCTAGTGACCTTTCCCCCAAAACTCCAAAAGGAAAAAATTCTACTCATAGCACTTTAGAGCTTTACAATGAAAAAAGCTTTTATTATGACAATGTTTATCCAGGCGGAGATTTGCCCTGGCTAGATAAGCCTTTTGATTTTATTAATGAAAATCCTCTTTATGGTAAAGTTAATTTAGATGGAGATTATATAATTCCTAAATATAAATTAATTGATGGAGAAACACAATATGAAAGAATAGTAGAAGTTAGCGTTGGAACATCTGGAGTAAGAGCTTTTGATTTTGTTGTGGAGGCATTTAATGATTTAAAAACAAACATAGAATCATTAGTAAAAACGTCCTGGCTAGCACCAGGAGGACCCATAGCTAAATTTGAAGCAAAAAAAGGATTTGTTGACTTTGAAGTCATGAATAAACTACAAAAGGAAGTACATTATTATCTTTTTGTTTCTGAATTCTTATCAAAGCCTTCCACAATCAATAATAATTTTCCTTATAAAGAGCTTCTACATAATGCTTCTGATTTCACTAATTTTTTTCTTTTGTACCTTAAAAGTCACACAAAAACCATGCCCTTCACAAAAGGCGGCATTATTAATTCTTTTTATATGGCACCAATGTCAACTGGCTTGTGTTTGGAAATTGATGATGCGTTATATGATGATGATAATAAAAAACATACTTTTCTTAAAGATCCAAATTTTGATATTTATAGGATTGCGGCAAGAAGATATGGGTTCATGGTAGATAGAAATGTACCATGGCGCTTAGTTGCTGATGTACGATCATTAAAAATGAGAGAATATATGCGCCTTGCTTACGAAAGAAAGGCAATCCTCGAAGGGCGAGAAGCAGTTTTAGAAGCAAGGCGCGCCGAACTGCAACTGACACTCCCAGAGTTTCCTACACTGAATGACTTGTTTACACATGGCCCGGAGCCACAACCGGGTCCACAACCATCGCCCACTCCGGGAGAAACATGGGCGGATTATATCGGCGGCCCTTGGTTTAAAAAAGATTTTTCAAAGTATTCTTGGAGCAATGAAGCACTCAAAGAATTTGATGATCAAACACAAAAACAATTACAAGATGTTATAAATTCAGTCTCAGAAAAAACAAAAGACTTTTGGGTTTTCAAAGATTTATATAACGCCAAAAATCCTTCGAAAGATGTTGACGGAATTCAGATGTGCGCTGGAGAGTTTTTAAATAAAACTTGCACATCGCGAGTTTTTAAATTTGAGAAATTTTTTGAAGCTTATTATGATGTTCCTTACACAGACGAAGTAGAAGATATTAAAAAAACTTTTTATAAATTTTTTGTGAGCTATTATGTTCAAAATCCAATAGTGAAAAAAAGAGTTTTATGTTCGGCTGGTTCGGATTTGCAGACAAAAATGACTACTAAAGAAATTGAGCTTGAATTGATAAACGAAGAACAATACAATGTACTTTATACTGATTACTATTGGCTTAAAACATATTTTGATATTAAGTTAGCGGAGAATAATATAAGTTTTAAACCAATGTCGTATAATAAACATATAAAAAAAATAATAGATTTATCAACTTTAAACTCTCATGACAAGGCTAATCTATCTGGGACAACTTCAAAAGATGCCAGCCACACACATCAATATCAAATAGATATCAATGGAAATGGATGGGCACTGGAAACCACACACCCGCAAAATCCAAATATCAAACACAAACATCCAGTAATAAATTGGGTTATCCAGCCAGCACAAAGTAATTGTTATCCTATCTGCAAAGAAGGCGCCCCTCCACACGCCCACAAACTAAATCAAGATATTTTTCTTTCTCTTAAATATATTAATAAAATTGTGAGAAAAAAGATGAAAGGGCTAGAACAAATATATGGAGACAAAGGAGAAAATAAAGAATTGGCGATTGGTCAAATGTTATTAGGAGCCCAAGAAAGTGAGATATTCTCTTATTATAAAAAATAGTTTGACTTTTCTGTAAAATATGTTATATTGTAAATAATGCTTTTTCAAACATTTGATGACAAAGAGAACTGCAAAGCTGTGTACACAAAAAATAAATTATATTTTAATAAACCTCCCAAAGGTTTAAGCAAGACATGGTCATATTCAGAATTTTTAAGAGATAAAGATAATATTGCCTATGCACAAATTTTTTGTGGAGGAAAAACATTAGATGAAGTATGTCCGCCGCACCTTCAAAGCGAATGGGAGAAAGTTAAAAATAGACTGATTGCTTTTCAAAAAACATGCCAAGAGGTACAATTAGATTTGAGCGAGCACTGTTTTTATGATATGCTACCCAGGTTCTTTCTAGAGGACCTAGCTCAAATTAAAAACAAAATATGTAATTTTGTTTTTTCAAATTATGAAAAGCCTAAGAATTATGATTTTATGCTACAACTTGTTAAAGTGCTAACAGAAGTTAAAAATACAAAACTTAATCTTGATTATTCTATGTTAAACAACCGGCTACATGAATTTAAAGTTAGAAATTTTGTAGCAAACGCTAAAAATAATTTACAATATATTAATTATAATTCTTTTAAAACAAAAACAGGAAGGCTAGCTACCAATTCGGGCTCATTCCCTATTTTAACCATGGATAAGAACTATAGAAAGATTTTGAAGCCAAATAATGACTGGTTTATAGAGTTTGATTTTAATGCTGCTGAGTTACGAGTACTATTGAGCCTTCTAGAGAAAGAACAACCACAAGAGGACATGCATAAATGGAATGCAAAAAATATATATCGAGGATCAACTACACGCGAAGAAGCCAAAAAAAGAATCTTTGCATGGCTTTACAACCCAGAATCAAAAGACTATCTTTCAAATGGAGCTTATGAGCGAGATTCTGTAGTTAAAAAGCACTACAATGGGAACCAAGTGACAACATTTTTTGGTAGGACAATTGAAGCTGATGAGCACCATGCATTAAATTATATAATACAATCAACTGCTGCGGATTTGTTTTTTAAGCAGATGATTAAAATTTGGGAGATGCTTGAGGGAAGAGAATCTAGAATAGCTTTTTGCATGCATGATTCACTTATTATAGATTATTCTGAAAAAGATAGTGATATTTTGATAAAATTAAAAAAGACGTTTTCAGATACTAGTTTAGGCAATTTTATGGTTAATGTGCTCGTAGGCAAAGATTATGGGGAAATGAAAAAGTTAAGTACTTAAAATGAATATAATTGGTTTAGGACAAGCAGGCTGTAGTATTGCTGAATATTTTAAAGAGTACTCGCAATATAAAGTTTTTAAGATAGATGTCGGGCTTAAGAAGTCCATTGATTCTTATACGCTAAAATATCAAAATAGTCCAGAAGATTATGAGAACAATTTTCCAAATTTGAAGTCAACATTTTTGAAAGAGGTAAAGGGTCAGACCTTGTTTATAACAAGTTGTGGTCTCATTTCAGGCGCCTCTTTGCGCCTCCTAGAACAAATAAAGGACAATTGCAAAGTAAGCGCTCTTTATATTAAACCAGATCTTAATGATTTATCAAAAGAAAAAGCTCTTCAAGAAAATTTAATTTTTAATGTCCTCCAAGAATATGCTCGTTCTGGTTTACTTGAAAGGGCTTACATTGTTGATAATGTAAAAGTATCTGAAATAGTTGGAGAAACTCCAGTGCGAGAATACTTTAATCAAATAAACAAAATGATTTGTTCTACTATTCATATGATAAACGTTTTCGAAAACTCAAAAGCGGTAATAAGTACTTTATTTGAACCCACATTTACAGCCCGAATATCAACTTTTGGTCTAATGGATTACGAAACAGAAGAAGAAAATATGTTTTTTTCTCTTGACATCCCAAGAGAAAAGAGGTATTATTATGCCATTCCAGAAAAAGTTTTAAATTCAGATGGAACACTTATTAAAAAAATTAAAAAACAAGTTAAAAATGGTATTGAGCATGATAAAATGAGGAATGGTTATGCGGTATATTCTACAGACTATGAAACCCCATATGTGTATTGTGTATCAAATAGCACTCTTATTCAAAAAAATGAAAATAATGCTTGACATACCTGTAAAAATGAAGTATTATAAAGACAGCAACATGAGAGAGTTATCATGTTGGCTTTAAAACAAGGAGAAAATATTTAATTATGGAAATTGATATGAAAAGGATGCGTGACCGATTAAACACGCTCAAAAATAAAAATGGAGCCAGCGGTTTTTGGCGCCCTCAAGATGGAGAACAAACCATTCGGATTGTTCCAACAGCAGATGGAGACCCTTTTAAGGATTACTGGTTTCACTACAATGTAGGAGATAACCCTGGCTTTTTGAGCCCTAAAAGAAATTTTGGAGATGATTGTCCTTTGGACTCTTTTGTTCGAAACCTTTGGCAGGAAGGCACCGAAGACAGCAAGCGAATGGCTAAAAAGTTGTCAGCCCGACAACGATTTTTCGCCCCAGTGCTTGTACGAGGAGAAGAAGACCAAGGCGTACGCGTTTGGGGATTTGGAAAACAAGTATATGAAACGCTTTTGAATCTGGTATTAAACCCAGAATATGGCGACGTTACCGATCCTGAAACTGGCACTGATTTGACAATCACATATGGAAAGCCTGCTGGAGCTTCGTTTCCAGTAACAAATATCACTCCCCGGCGACGAAGTTCCCCGCTTTGTCCAGATGACCCTGAAAAGTGTCGCGAACTTTTGGAAGGTATTCCAGATTTTGAAGAACTTTTTGCTGGAAGTCGCAAGACATTCGAAGAAGTTCAAGCGATGCTGGATGAATTTCTTCTAGGAGACAGCAATCCAGAAGAAGTGTCGTCAGAAACTACCAAGTATAGTGACAATAAAAGCAAGGATACGGGAAATACCGTTGATAAAGCTTTTGCTGATCTGCTAGGATAGTTTATTTTGTTTTAAGCGGGAGAGAGATTAATCTCTCTCCCGCTTTTTTAATCGAAAAGGAACACAATGGCAAAGACTAAAACAAAAAGAACCGGCAAAATTTCAATTGCTGATATGCGGAGCATCATCAATAAAAAAGCTGGCATGAATGTGGCACACAATCTTAAAGAAGACAGCCCAACTCTCGTCAAAGAGTGGATCCCAACTGGATCTCGCTGGCT